CGTTAATGTACAATCTATGGTATCCAATTTATTTACATGGAACTTACTCAGTCTCTACAACTGGCTGAGGGTTCAAGTACTTTTCCTTCCACATTTCGACACGCTCGTCGAATGTGAAATTGACTGCGGGCGGGACAAAGTCCAGTGCCCGTACACACAGTTCCTTAATAAGGGGCGCATCATGTTCATACTCCTCGCGCCCATGTGCAAATAACTCGTGCATGAATGTTTCCACACACGAAATTGCCACCATTTGAGGAGTTTCGGTAGACGATTTGAGGTTTACCAACAGGGGTTTCAGCATGGAAGACTTAGCAAGTTTTCCAATTCGAGTCCCAATCTCCGGTATGAACTGAGATTGACGCTTCAAAAAATCAGCGTCTTTCACGTCCATGTCGTCCTTAACCTCATCCGTCTTGTTCGGGTCTGTAATTTTCATCCCATGTTCCGCAAGAAATTCTTTAAAAACACGAAAATTAAATCGAGACCTGTATTCGTCGGCGACACTTCCCTTGAAGTCATCGCCGTACGTCATTGCTGCCATTGCCGACCTGAAATCCTCCACTTCAGGGCAGGCATTGAAAAAGCCCATTCGCACGTAAAGAGAATTAGCAACACTGTTAATATTGACAGTGATGTTGTTTCCCGACGTGTTCATGTTGTAAGCCATGATCATAGTTCCATTGTAATCAATTAATGGATGAATGATGTCCGCGATCATTGCGTTCATCATATCTAGATCGTACTTACTGTAGTTGCAAACGCTCGCAATGTCAATGAATGACTGTAGTACTGCGTACGTCATTTGGGAATTCATTCAAACATCATACTTTGAATAATCCCATGCAACAACTCTTCCATCTTTGGCGAACTTCTCGGCATGTGCCATTAGCGCGTCCCACTGAGGGGAGAACGCATTGACACCAACGGCTGCCTCTGAAAGTTCTGGGCACAATGACAAGATTCTGGCAATGGGTAAGAACCACCTTCTTATACCCATGCCGAGTGCAAGCGCCACTGCTTGAAACACTCTCACCTTCTCGGAATCTTGCTTTGTCGGCTCATCCTTGAGGGTGGCAGTGGTCACTGGGTAGGCCCGTTCGCCACATTCCCAGCATTTTATACAGCGCTCATACTCCTCGATGATATCATCATCCGGGATACGGTCCTCGCAAAATTCACCTAACATTACGTACTGGAATTTGCGCTTCTTCGGACCAAACACGGGATAACCCATGCTGGTGTTCATCGGTATGGCATCAATGAACCGTTTTCCCGGAATCCCCATGATGATCTCCTTCATCGTCAACGGCCGGACATCCTCTTTCAGATTTTGCTTTTTGGCAAATTCTAAGATCGGCTTCAACCAGTCTTGTCGTGCTCGTTGCAATAACGCAGGCACGAACATTTCAGACGGGTTGATGATGTGCTCCAAAGTGGCATTGAAAGCCTTCCAATTAGGCTTCAATCGGGGAGCACCCCAGCAGTTTTGAATGGAGAAGAGTTCCTCGGTGTGTTTCTGAAGAATAGAAGGTACAACCTTACTCTTCGCTTCTGACCGCAATTTGGTAGATCCAATCACATCAATTGCGGCGTCGTGGTCCAATTCCTTAATGAATTTCGCATTAGGATGGACTTCCGACGATTCCACGACACGTTTTCCATACTGTGTGTCGGGAATATCAGTAGCGGCAGCTATTCCTCGGATCCCAGGAAGCGACAAAAGCTTTGATCTCAGCTCCGCCGCTTGACCTTGGGTCACCGTCATCATGACACCATATTTCTTCTCTGGGTTCCCTCCAATATGGAACCCAGCCACCACAGGCTCTTTGCCTTCGGTGATAAGCATCGACATACAAGTTCCTGCCGTTGCATGAGAAGTGGTGTAATTTCCTCCGTCCATGGCCAAATATTTGTGACCAAACTTGCCATGCTCAACTGACATTTTTTCATGAGTCAGTTTTGCATCCTCATCACGGATCATCATCGTGCACACTAAAAGTCCTGTGGGCACAGATAATGGCAAGAATTTTCGCAAATTATTTGAAATGTCCGGACAACGCTCAACAAAACATTCAACCATGTCTATCTCTTTCAAGAAGACAGCGTTAACATTGAGTTGGGCAATGAACTTGAACTTACTTGTCTTTTTGTCTTCGGTTCGGTAAACCTCGCCTCTGACATAATCAACAGGAGTTCCGTTCATGTCCGAACGGGGGTAAAAGATGTGCAATGGGAACCACACGTAACCCTTTTCGGGGTAAACGATATTGCAACTGGTTTCGGAACCATCGGAACGCTTGAAAAAACAGCGTCCTTGGTTCTTAGCACCAGTCTTCAAAACGTGTTCGGGAATTGCTCCCGTCACAGAAGACTCGGATTTCCATCCGATTTGCTTTACCATATACCCAAACCAACTGGGCTGACTGTCAACGTCCTCAGGAGTCAAACTCTGAGGCTGTGTCGTTAGTCGGTTGTCGTTCCACATCTTAATAAGCTTTACACCCAAGGCCAAGGTTGCTACGAATAGCACCCCCTTGGGAAACTTACCATCTCTTACCCGCTTGGCATAATCTGGGAGAGCGTCACGTTTTTTCTCGTACTCGCTCTGAATCTGCTTCAATCGAACCTGGTGCCAGAAATATCCTAACACCGCCGTCGACCAAAGAGATGCAACTCCAGATGCTCCAACAGCCTTGTTACGTCTAACGAGTCCGTACCCACAAAGGGAAAGACCCGCGATACCAGCCACACGCAGTGGCCTTCGAATGTCGTAATAGGCTGCAGCACTTTGCCAAGCAGTCACCGAACGTTGAAAAGTCCTTGTCTTAAAAAGCCAGTTCGGTGTCATTGCTACTAATAATGGCGTACCTTTGTCGTTCATCTCTTGCTGTATTTCCTTAGCAAGTTGATTGGTAGCCATTTTGCGAATGGGTGAAAATCCACACACCCAATTCACAAGGTCAACAGGTTTAGTCCAAGACTTGATGTAACCATCAACCGCTTTCTTGGCGGCACCAACTGCGATGTCAGTAATAATATCAATCGCATGTGGTTCAGTCTCTTTCTGCACCTCGTCCTTGACGCAAGAGCAATATTCGGGAAATTGAAAGCAATCTTTGCAGAACTTTGCTTTCGCAGATTCCCTTGACTTTTTAATGAGTCCGTCCTGTTCCATCTTATGGTCCTTCGAAAGTTGAATTACAACTTGAAGGTACTCCTTCAGATGGAGATCCTTACATTTGATGAGGCGTCCGTCATCCATGGACACTTCCATCACCTTGAACCTATAGTCAGTTTTGTCCAGACCAAGCTCGAAGGTTTCAATTTCCTCAATTGTCAACTGCCAAATATCTTGAACCAAGCTTTTTGAATTCTTGATTTCGGCATGTTTCTTGTTGAGGGTAAGGCTCCCAGGTTTACGATACTCTTCGCGCACCACTACACTCACGTGGTAAAAACGGCGAAGAATGGACTCGGGACAGTTTGAATACTGCCGGGCACCAAGATCTTTTACATTAGATGTCACGACTCCGCATTTGAAGTCGATAAAAACGACACCTTTCGCATTTAGCTCAGCCTTGATGGCCTGAGCTGCGACATTGTTAAAGAATTTGATGATCACGGAAGTATGCGGGTTATCTTTC